GCTGAAGGCATGCGCTGTCAGCAGAGAGATTTTTCCCAAGACGGCCAATAAACGGCCGAAAGTGAGATAAAACATGCCAAAAGGTGGCCATAATCGAAAGCCACGGAAGACAAAAATCATCCAGGGTACTTTCCGCAAGGATAGGAATCCAGGCCGGGAGCCGACTCCGCCGATGTTCCCAGAATCTCCGAAGCCTCCTTCTGGACTCAATCGCTGGGCTCGGCGAGAGTGGAAACGCCTGGCTGCGGAGCTTCAGACCCAGGATCTGCTCACGATCATGGACTTGGCGGCCCTCGAAATCGCCTGTGTGGCCTTCGGCGTTCACCGGGAGTGCATGGATGCGATCAAGAAGGCTGGCGGTCTCTCGAAGTATCTTTCCGGCAAGGATGCAAACTCTCATACGCGGCCGCTGTTTAGTGCACAACGGCACGCCTGGATAACTTACAAAAGTTATCTGACTGAATTCGGCCTTTCGCCGGCCTCAAGGAATCGGATCAGCCTGCCGGCGCGCAAAGAATCCGGCCAGAGCCCGATGAGGAAGTTACTCAATGAGGTATAGATGGTGCGCGTTACTACTCATTATTGGAATGCTTATAATGCCTGAAAGTTATGCCGCCGAGCAATATATCCGCGATGTCATGAGCGGCAAGCAGATTGTCTGCCGATTTACACGCCTAGCAGTCGAGCGCCACATCCATGATCTAGAACGGCAGAATACCCCTGATTTCCCCTATTATTTCGATCCGGCTAAAGCCAAGCGGATTATCACTTTCAAGAGGCAACTCAAGATCGTGGAAGGTGAATATGCGGGCGCGGATCTTAAGGTGCCGCCATGGCTTCAGTTCAAGGACTGGGTTCTATTCGGCTGGCGGCGTACCGACGGCGGATATCGGCGCTTTCGTAGGGCATACATCGAGGTCGCGCGCAAGAACACCAAGACCACAGATGCTGCGAGCACGGCACTATATGTATTCTATACCGAGTTGCCCCGAGAACGTGGCCCGCAGGTCTATTGCGTAGGCCCGCAGAAGGCGCAAGGAAAACTCTGTTGGAAAATCGCCGCCGAGATGGTCAAGAAGCAAGATGACCTCAAGGATCTGGCACGCTTTTTCAAGCTTAATACGAACGAGCCAGTTCTGAATTTGACGACGGACTCCATGGCCGTGATGACAGTCTGGGGCAAGGATGCCACGACCAAGGACGGGTTCAGCCCTTCGATGGCTGTGATAGATGAGGCGCATTTGTATCCGGGCCATGAGGCGATGGAGGTAATCGAGTCCGGGGAAGGGGCCCGGCCACAGCCGCTCAACTATATCATCACCTCGGCCGGCTTCGATCTGGAATCTCCCTGCTATACCGAAGAACGTAAACTGGCTGTAGAGATCCTGGAAAAAACCGTCGATCCGATTCCAGAACATGTCTTTGCTCTTATCTATACGCTCGACGAAGGCGATGATTTCACTGACGAAAAAGTTTGGCCGAAGGCAAATCCGAGCCTCGACATTCTTCCGACACCCAGGCGAGATTTTCTGTGTGAACGAGTGGCCGATGCACTGGCCACGCCAAGCAAGCGGAACGACATCCTGACCAAGAACTTCAACATCTGGACGCAGATCAAAACTCGCTGGATTCTCCCGGAAGACTGGGCTGCCTGTGGAGCTCCGGTGGATCCCGAGGCTCTGATTGGCCGGCGCGCCTATGGCGGCCTGGACTTATCCATGGACCGTGACCTGACGGCCTGGGTGTTATGCTTCTGGCCGAGCGAAGAGGAGCCTAATATCTATCCGTTCTTATATCGTTTCTTCCTTCCTGAAGAAAACATCATCGAGCGCGAGCAGGAGGATAAGCGGCAGTACCGCTATTGGGCCGAGCAAGGCTTACTCACGCTGACTCCAGGTTCGCAAGTAGATTACAACGTGGTAGAACAGGTTATCTTAGACGATGTCCGACTCTATGATTTGCTGCAATTCGCCTATGATCCTTATCGTGCTGGTTTGCTCGTGACTGACATGCAGAAACATGGCCTTACCCTTGAGGGAATTGAATACAGACAAAATTATCAATACATGGCTGTCCCTACTGCTTTATTCGAGCGGGCGGTATTGGGCAAGAATATCGCCCATGGTAAAAATCCAATCATGAAATGGATGATGGCCTGTACGGAAGTCAAAAGTGATCGTCAAGGTTTAATCATGCCGATGAAGCCAAAGCGCGGAGCTTATGGCAAACGAATTGATGGAGTAGTGGCCTCGATCATGGCCCATCACCGTGCTTATATGGAATTCGGCAAAGTGCAGGCAAAGGTGGAAGTATGGGCAGTCTAATCAAGCGGATTTCCATGGTGGTGAAAGCTCTACGAGGTACTGCGGCGGAAGATTGGATCGCATACTATGGCACGGGCAGTATGCGCGGGATGAAGACGAAAGCCGGCACGGCCATTCACGAGACTTCGGCGATGACTATCAGCGCTGTGTATGCCGCGCTCAATTTCCTCGGTGGCGTAGTGGCGAGCCTCCCGTTGCGGGTACGACGGAATCTACCGGCCGGCGGGAGCGCGTCGGCTACTGAGCATCCGCTCTATGACCGTTTGCATGCCAAACCCAACGACTCCGGATTGACGGCATGGCAGTATATCTACACCTCGCTGCTCCATAAATACCTCTGGGGCAACTGGTGGACCCACACAACACGGCCCAACATGGAGTTGACGCCATTGCCTCCGGATGGTCGTACGTGGATTGATCCTCGCACACCCATGATCGTATACACCCGAGACAATTCAGGGGTAGAACTCCGGCTTGACCGCCGCGACGTGCTGCTCATTCCCCATATCTCTCTCAGCGGAGTAACGGGCAAGGGCATCGTGCACTATGCGCGTGAATCTCTAGGCTTGATGAAAGCTCAAGATGAGTTCGCGTCCAGTTATTTCGGTTCCGGCATCAAGGCTGGCGGATTCGTGGAAGTCGATCAGCCCATGACTGAGGAAAATCGCAAGGGTCTGCAAAAGGATTTCAATGAGAAATACGGTGAGCTCGGCCAAGCGTGGAAAGCAATCTTTCTGAGTGGCGGAAAATGGAAACCCAATGAGATTGATGCCCAGAAGGCACAGGCCCTTGAAAGCCGACAGTTCTCAATTACCGAAGTATCCCGCTGGACAGGGCTGCCTCCACACCTCCTACATGACCTATCCCATGCCACCTTCTCCAACATTGAAGAGTTGGATCTCGCCCTGGTGGTTTTCACTTTGACTCCGATTGTCACGCAGATCGAGCAGGCGATGAATGTGACCTTTTTCGAGGATCGTGAGCGTGCTGCCGGATATTACGTCAAGTTCGATCTCAAGGGCCTTTTGCGCGGCAACCTTCAGGCGCGAACGGCATTTTACACAGCCATGATTGATCGGGGTGTATACAACGCCGACGACGTGCTCGAGCTCGAGGACCAGAACCCGCAGCCGGATGGCCTGGGCAAGGCGTACGTGATGCCGCTCAATATGATGAACAAGAAAACGGTGGTCGGCACCCAGCCGCTATCGCTCAAAGTAGAACCGATGCGGGATGTAACGCCGAAGCGTGCGGGTATTGCCGCTCCCCAACGATTCATCGCGCAGCGCTCTTCGGCACACCGCCGGCGCATCACCCTGGCCTATATGCCGTTATGGGAATCCTACGCCAAGCAGCTCCTCGAGGAAGAGGCCGAAGGCGTACGCAAGGGAATTCAGAACTGGCTACATGATGGCCATGTTAAAGAGTTCGTAACCTGGCTGGACACCCTTTATGACGGTTTCCGTGAGCGCATCAACACGCTTTCCGCACCGTTGCTGTCCAGCTACGCCGAGGCGATCTTACCTATTGCGGAAGAAGAGACCGGGAGCGATGCCGACTTGAAAGCGCAAATGGATGCATTTCTGAGCGGTGCGGGCGGCTACCGCGATACCTTCGTATACCGGCATATTCGCCATTCGCGCGGCTCGCTGGCCGGTGCAGTAACGGACGCCGAGGACCCGGAGATTGCAGCCGAAGCAGCGTTGGAGGATTGGCAGGAATTACGGCCGGAACGTTTACGGGTGCATGAGAGTATCCGCGCGGAAAGCGCCTTTGCCCGTAATGTCTTTGTCCTGGCGGGTATTTCCAAGCTCGTCTCGGTATCCTACGGCAAAAGCTGTCCCTATTGCCTGGCGCTCGATGGCAAGGTGATTGAGATCCAGGGCGCATTCTTGGAACCGGGAGATTTCCAGCCCGAGGGAGCGGATCGACCATTGGTCGTGACGAGTATCCGCCGACATCCGCCATATCATGACGGGTGTGATTGTGGCGTGGAAGCAAGTGCATGAGGAGAAAAAAATGAATAAAGAAAATTTGGAAATGAGACCATTTCCCAATGAACATTCTTGCCGATTAAAACCACCGAACTATCCGAAATACGCGCGGAAGAACTGCTACAAGAAACACGATGGCAAGTGCATCGACTATATCTTCGGCGTGATCAGCGCTGATGAAAGCGAACTACAGGCTATGCGCTATCCGAAAGACATCTGGACTGAAGAGGCGGCCCGGGCCCACTGCAAAGAGGCGGATGGGGCTTTCGAGCCAGCCAAAGAAGAGGAGAAGAATATGGAACAGGTAGAACGCAGAATTATTTCTTTTGCAGGCGCGATGCGTGCGCTGACTGGCGAGGATGGGGCCATGATCATCGAAGGATATCCGATCATCTATGAAGTTTATGCACCGCTCTGGGGTTTCCGGGAGATCATACGCAAGGGCGCAGCCACTGAAGCGCTGAAGAACGCCGACGAGTTGGTGCTCTGGGATCACGAGAGCTCGCAACCGATGGCGCGTCGCAGTGCCGGAACCCTGGAAGCCATCGAGGATGAGAAGGGAGTATTCATCCGGGCTGATGTCTCCAAGACCATTTGGGGGCGCAACGGCTACGAGGCCATTCAAAATGAGATCATCAATCGGATGTCCTTCGCCTTCGATGTCGAAGAAGACAAGTGGTCGTGGGAGGGAGAAGATGATTCCAGGATCGAAACGCGGGAGATCCTGAGTTTTGCGAATCTATATGATTATTCGCCGGTGTCATATCCGGCATACAAAGAGACCGTGGTCATGGCGCGGTGCAGAGATCTGGCGCTGCGGCACCGGCCCGAACCGGGGGCGCCCGGGGACGGCGGCAGGGCGCTGTTAGAGGCGCCGCGGTTGTACAGAACTGTGCTTGACCAGGATCAACCGGTCTAATCTTAAGAAAAACTGGAGGTCCTAAAATGGATCCAAGATTGAAAACTCTCTATGACAAGAGAGCAATGTTTATTCAGCAACAGAAAGAATTGCTGGATAAGGTGATCGGTGAGGAACGTGGACTCACCGACGAGGAGCGCGCCGAGCAGGAACGGCTTGCCGGTGAAGTCCGGAAGATGGACGAGATAATCGCCATCGCCAAGACAACGCTCGATGAGCCGCGCGGGGATCTGCGGGACGATGGTGAACCGCAGCCGACTGTTCAGGAGTTCCGCGAGTTCGGGGACTTTCTGCAGGCGGTTCGGTTTAATCCGAGCGATCCGGCATTGCATCGGAGGGAAGCACCGAGAGGAGCTGAAGGCCGTGTCATGAGCATGGGTGTTGGCGCCGCGGGCGGTTTCCTCGTGCCGGATCAGTTCCAGACGATAATCCGGCTGATCGATCCACAGGCTGCCGCCATTCGGCCCCGGGCTCAGGTGATTCCCGCCGGGGATCCCCCGGATGCGGCTATTACGATCCCCTCGCTGGACCAGTCGGGCGCAAAGGGTGTGTATTCCGGGGTCGTGGTGACATGGCTTGCGGAAGGTCATGCTAAGCCTGAAACCGAACCAGCTCTGAAGCAGATCAAGCTGGAGCCCCAGGAAGTTGCAGCGCATGTGGTGCTGACCGACAAACTCCTGCGCAACTCCGCTGCTGCCGGAGCGCTGGTGACTTCGCTCCTGCGCAAGGCTATCATCGCGGCCGAGGACCAGGCATTCTTGGCCGGTACTGGCATCGGGCAGCCTTTAGGAATCATCGGGCATCCGGCGTGCATCAACATCGCTCGCACAGGCGCGCTAGGCATTGTGTATGCCGATATCGTGGCCATGTACGCCGCAGCTCTATTCGGCGGCCGGTTGGCCTGGATTGCCTCGCAGAGCACCTTGCCGCAGTTAATGACGATGGTGGCCGGCGTTGGAGGCCCTCTTGTCTGGCAGCCCAATGCTCGCGAAGGGGCACCGGGTACTATGCTCGGCATCCCGGTGGTCTTGAATCACCGCAGCCCGGTCCTGGGCGCACAGGGAGACCTCATGCTGGTTGATCTGGATTACTACCTGATCAAGGACGGGTCTGGGATCGCGGTGGCGGCCTCGGAGCATCCCCTCTTCGTTCACAACCGGACGATCATCAAGGCATGGTGGAATGTGGATGGTCAACCCTGGCTGACAACCCCGCTACTCCTCGAGGATGGCGTTTCGACTGTCAGTCCGTTTGTAGTGCTGCTGTAAGCGGCATTGAAAATCAACAACGGGGGCCTTCGGGCCTCCGCTTAAAAACCAAGGAGAAAGAAAATGGGAAAGCTTTTAGGAGAAATATTAAAGGTCGACAATGCCGTTGTTCCTACAGCGGCCTTGGCGCCGGCCGCACAGGCAGTTAGCAGACCGTACCCGGTAGGCCGGGAACGCAAAGCGCTGTTCATACTCAGTTTGTTTTCAGGTACTTTTCAGGATACCGATATTCTGGATTTTGGCATCGTTGACGACAGCATCGTGGCCCCTGCGGCCTCTGGAGCCCTGGCGGCCCTGGTAGCTGCCGATAGTCCGGCGGTGCGGGCATTCCAGAATGTGACAGCATCGGTGCAGGCTTCGGTACTCTCCATCGAGACTGCTGCATCTGCTGATGGCGCAATTACGATCAACGGCGTGGTATTTACCTGGGCTGGTGCGGGGGTTCCGGGTACCGGAGTATGGAACACCGCAGCTCAACTTGCCACCGAGATCAATACTTTGCTACCGAGATTATTCGCAGCAGTTCTTGCCGGTACGGTCGTGACCATCATATCGTTGGTTGCCGGGGAGGAGACGATTACCGTGACTTCAACCGTTACTGCCATCATAGCAGGTGATCTCCTCACACTGGAGGCAGTAGCATATCTGGAAGTAGACATGGGGGATTTGATACCCGGAGCCGCAAACCTGGTGGCTGTTATCGACAATCCGGTCGCCAATACAGGACTCGTCGATGTTTCAGTGGCACTTGTGCGGGGTAATGCCCGCTATGCACCGGTGCCGCAGGCCGTAGCATAAGGTATTGAAAAGATATTGAAGATGAGGGGGAGCAATCTCCCTCATCAGGAGGAGGAAATGGCAAAATATACGATTGCGAAAGCATTTGTCGATATCGACGGCATCACGAAACAGATAGGCTGGCAAGTCGAGCTCCCGCTTCACCGTGCGCTTGCGCTGCATCGCTGGGGATACATCGTCGGGCCTATACACCGCCCGCTTGCACCGGAAGCTTGGCAAGCGATTCACGGTACGGCGCGTCGGGTCACCTCGCGGGAGGAGAACGTCGCCGGGTTGGAATCGGCAATCGAGCTGGCGAACGACCTGCGGACGCAGATCAACGACAGTTATGCCGATGCCGCTGACCATACTACCCATATCGATGACGACAATATCATCGTGGGAAGCGGCGCGATAGATCTGGTAACTTTACTCGCGTTGACCGCAGAAATGCTCACTAGTTACGACGCGCATGATGCCGATGCAGAGCTTATGGCGAATTGGGTTTACCATGATGCGCAAGAGGCGGGAGAGCATTCTCTGGCTTCAGCCGCAGCGCCGGTAAATCTTCAGGAAAGCATCACGCGCTTAAACGATCTCAAGGCTAAGTACAACGGCCATGATGCAGATGGGACTTGTCACGGTGTCGGCTCTAATCATCAAGTGGCAAGCGCCAATGCGGACTACGGGGTGGTGGTGCGGATCCCAATCCGGGGTGCCGAGTCAACAGACCTGGTATCCTGGGGCATCCTCGATGCGGGGACGGGTACGGTGGTCGGTGTGCGGGCAACACCCAGAGATGGCTGCGTGGATTTCGAGTTCGACGCGGATCCGCAGAATGATTGCATCATCAGCTATCTGGTATCGCGGAAGTTACCGTGAGGAGGAATATATGAGGTTCAAAGTGATCAAGCCGTTCCGATTGGACGGCCTGGTGCGGATGCCCGGACAGATGGTGGAGATGGATGTCGGAGAGGCTTCAAGGTTTCGGGCAATGGGATTGATCGGCCGAGTAGAGCAAGCGGTTGCACCGCCAGCCGAACGTACAATCCCGCCAGGACCAGAACGGGCAGTAAAGCCGCCGGGGGAGCATCGTACCTATCGACCGCGCAAGAGGAAGGTGGAGGATGAGACTCACACAGATAACGCCGCCGACGATTGAGCCGGTATCTCTCGTTGAGTTGAAAGACCATCTCCGGATCGATTCCGGGGATCTTGCCACCGCGCTTACTGTCGAGCAGACAATTCTCGCTGGCTCTCATGGGGTCGTACTGGCTTACGGACTGGTAGGAGTATCAATCGGCACGCTGGGCTATTCGATTCTTGCGATCTTGATGGCGGGCACCTGTGGCGGAGGCGGTTCGGTGGACGCAAAACTCCAAAGCTCGATGGACGGCGCAGCCTGGACTGACGTGGTTGGCGGTGCTTTTCCTACCGTAACGCCCGCCAATGATGAAACGGTCTACGAAATTTTGTACACGGGGCTCGCAATATATCTCCGTGCGGTAGCCACCGTGGCCGGCGTAGCTTGTGAGTTCGGTGTGTCGTTCATCCTACGTGCCCCGGTGAGTCTGGAGGATGCGCTTCTATCCGGTTTCATCACGGCAGCCCGTCAATATTGCGAGGGCTATCAGAACCGGGCCTATATTACCCAGACCTGGGAGGGCGCCCTGGACGGCTGGCCGGAGATCATCGACGTGCCGTTACCGCCGCTTCAGATTGTTGACAGCATCGAATATTACGGTACTGACGGATTATCTAATCTGCTGCTTCCGGCCGAGTACCAAGAGGATGTGCGCGGGTACAAGGCCCGCATCACACCGGCCTACGGGAAGCATTGGCCAACCCTGACCTTACAGCCGCTTTCGGGTATCGTCGTGACTTTCACTACAGGTTACGGTCTCCTGGCCACCGATGTGCCTGAGCGCATCCGGACGGCCATCAAACTTTTGGCTGGACATCTATACGAGCATCGGGAAGCAACGGACATCAAAGAGGTCCGGGAAGTGGCGTTCGCAGTGAACGCTTTACTCGGCCTGGACCGCGTGGGGGGCGTATGAGAGCGGGAGCGCGCCGGCACTGGTTGACGATTCAGCGGCCTGTCCCGGGAGTCGGCTGGGGTGCAGACCCGACCTGGGCGACGCACGTTACGGTATGGGGCAGTATCGAGCCGCTGCGTGGCGGCGAACTGCTGAGGGCGCAGCAGATCAACTCCGAGATTACAGGCCGGATCGGGATCCCCTACGTGCCGGCAGTGACGCCGGCGATGCGGATTGTGTGCGGCAGTCGGATCTATCAGATTTTTGCGGTGATCGATCCGGAGGAACGGCATCGGGAATTGCAGCTGATGATTAAGGAGCAGATACCGGAATGAAAGTACAGGTAACGACTGAGAGCCGCGAGGAAGAGGTGAAGGCCAACATCCGGCGGAAGTTTGCGCAAGGATTGGCAGACTGCGAGAACATCATTTTGTCAGCCGCACAAACGCTGGCCTCGCCGCATAAGCGTAGCGGACGGTATATGCGCAGCCTCGGCTACGCGCTGAATGAGCAGACGCTGGAAGGGGCGTTGTACTCCGGCGGCAAGGTAGCCCCTCATGCACATTTGGTAGAGTGGGGTAGCCACAAGATGGCCCCGCAGGGAGTGATGCGCAAAGCCGCAGAACAAACGCGGGAGAAAATGGGGCAAGCGATCGCTAAGCGGTGTAAGGAGCCGGTATGAGTATCGAAAAGGAATTGTACGAATACTTGCGCGCACACGCACCACTGACCGCGAAGATCGGTGAGGGCAAGGTATTTTTCGTGCTTGCTCCCCAGGGCACAAAACTCGATTACGTGGTTATCAATAAAATTACGGGTAGTCGCCTGCGGAAAGTCGGATTCGGCTCACCGCTGTTCCAACTCAGTTATTTTTCAAATAGCGAGTTCCGGGCCCTGGAAGGGGCGGAGATCCTCATCGCGGCGCTCGATGGCTATCAGGGAACATGGGGAACTATGGTCGTGGCAGGGAATTATCAGGACGATAGAGTCCTGGCAGAAGACGGGATATTTCATGCACCCGTCGATATTCGAATCAATTATCTGGAGGTGTGAGAAATGGCTTATGGTTCAGTTCAAATTCCGGCAGGATGTACGGTTAAAATCGGTAATACCGTACCGGGCCTGCTCGATCTGGGGGTCCTCAAGGGGGACGCCTCGATCGGCATTACCTATGACAAGGTAAAGGTAATGGGATCGAAAGCGGAAACGCTTATCGATTTCATTAAAAATCCAAAGGCAGAGGCGAATTTCGAATTGTATCAATTCCATTTGCCGAACATCGTGAAGCTTCTTGACGGGGCGGCCAAGCTCGATTATACACCCGGGGCCCTGCTTTCGGATCAGCCGGAGATAATCGCCGTTGGGAACTGGTTGTGGGATCGGTTCTATCCGCTCGCGCATCAAAATGGAGCCGGTACTGTGCCGACGATTAATCGCGTCGCCGGTTCTTTAGACACGACCCTCGAGCTCACATTGGCAACTGTTCTTGCCGGTGACACAGTGACTATCAACGGACTGGTATTTACCGCAGCGGCGGCTACAAACCCAGCTCTCCGGGAGTTCGAAGTCGGCGTTACCGATCCCGATGATGCAATCGAGTTGGCGGCCGTAATCAACGATGTTACCTATGGCGTTCCCGGAATCACCGCAACACCGGTGGCGGCGGTCGTGACGTTGGTGGTCGATACCCCGTTGGTAACGGGTCTGTGGGCAAGTTCCGTGGGCGGTACCATTACCATCGTTGGGGTTGATGAGCTTGTATTGGATACGGACTATTTCGTGCTCATGGCGCCTGACGGCAAATGGGGAATCAATATCATCGACTCCGCTCTTGTCACTACCGAGGATCAGGTGATCACGGTGGACAGCGATTATACGCCGGCTATAGCCTATACCCTGGTCATGGGTGAGAAAAGCGTGGAGCTTGTGGCCAAGATCGTGGAGTTCTCCAAGACAATCGCCGGTAAAGTGTTCCGGGCCAGGCTATGGAGCGTGACGAACGAGTCGGGGCTGACCCTTAGTTTCCCGGATTCGGCGGGTGACGATCCATTATCGCTCCCTGTGAAACTCGTTGGAGGGCTTGATACGACCAAGGCGGCCGGAGAACAGCTCATCGAAATCTACGATGAGATCGGGTTGATCTTCCCGTAATGACTGAGCACAACGTCAATTTGGACAACACCCCGCGATCAACGGTTACTCTTGAGATCGCGGGGCAGTCTTTTACGATCCGCCGGGTGGTTACAGGCGCGCAGCAGCTCTGGACGACTTTCGTTAAAGAGAGCATGGCATATCTTGAAAAAATCGATGTCTATCAGAAAGTTGCCGCCGAAACGAAAGGGCAAAAAGAACTCGCCAAACTCACGGAGGATATCAGCCGTGAAATCGATGAGTTCGCAGAGAACAAAATTGATCGGTTATTGGATATCCTGGAACTGCTGCTGACAAAAAATGGATATGACTTCGACCGGCAGTGGTGGATCGAAAACGCCGATGAGGCAGATTACCGAGAGTTCATTATGAAATCGATGATGAAGGATCAGAAGGATGGCAACGTAAAAAAAAAAGAAAAGGAGGATCGATCCGATGGGACCGCGTGACGCTACTCCTCGGGCGCTACTGGCCGTATATGACTCCGGTGTATATCTGGGGCGAGATGGATATGCTCGAAGTACAGGAAGCAATCGCTCACGTGATGCGCTGGGAGTTGCATCCGGCGAGTAAAAAGCACTACGAGTTCTTGACCAAGGGGCTGGAAGAGTGGCTGACGCCGCCATCAAAACCGAGCGGGCAGGATCTATCCTGGATTAAGCCGCCGATTGGTAGGGTGATACGTAAAAATGGCAACTAAAAATATTGTCGGGCACCTAGTCTATAAAGTTACAGGCGATTCTAAAGAGCTCGATACCTCTTTGAAGGGCTCTCAGGATCGCATGGCGAAATTCTCGAAGTTCGCCATGTCGGCTCTCGGCATTGGCGGCGCTGTTATCGCTATCAGGAGTTTGATCCGAATAGGTAAAGATTTAGTCGCTGCCTATGCCGTACAAGAGAAGGCCGAGGCTTCGCTAGCTGCCGCAATCCGGGCGACCGGCGGAGATGTTGATAATCTGATGGAGCAGTATAAAACCTTCGCCTCCGGAATCCAGGACGTCACGACCGTGGGCGACGAACAGACCCTCGGGCTCTTGCAGCAGGCACAGAGCCTCGGGATCGCCCGGGATAAGATGCTCGAAGCCACGCAGGGGGCAATCGGTCTATCCAGGGCATTCGGGATCGATATGAACACGGCGCTGCGGGGAATCGCCCTAGCCTATCAAGGAAACTATGCGCAGTTATCCCGTTACATTCCAGCGCTACGCACGGCCAGCGATGAAGCGGAAAGGCAAGCAATTCTCCAGGAAGCTATGGCCAACGGTTTCCAGATTGCCCGTGCGGAGGCAGAGACATCGACCGGAGCGATGCTGCAATTACAAAATGCCATAGGTGATCTCAAGGAACAGGGCGGCCGCGCGCTCGCGGATTTTATGCATCCGGCCGTAGAATGGTTAACTCAGATTGTCGAACAGGCCGTTAAGGCGACGGCCGAGATGACCCGTCTGCGAGAATTGGTCAAGGAAGCACAGAGGCGCGAACTCACTACTGCCGAACAATTGGAAGTAGTAAGTCTGCAACTCGCAAAACTTGAAAGAGAAAGACTGGAATTGCAAAGACAGAGCGCAGAGGCGGCTGCCATAACCGGAGTAGCATTTGAAGAGCAGACAAATCAAGAAATCGAATCGCTCAAACAACAACAGAGAGCTCTAACAGATGCTATGCGTTGGGAGGCCAAGGCCCAAGACGAGAGGAAAAGGGGGAATGCGGAAGCTGCTGCTGCTGCGGAAGCGGAGGCAATAAAACAACGAGATCTTGCTGAGTGGATCAAGGAAGTAAATGCTGCACATGCCAAAACTCCTGAAGGGCAGCGGAAGATCCTCGATGCAGAAATCGCTAGATGGGAATATTGGTTGCCTCGGTCCGAGATATACAAACAGGATATTCAAGATTATCTTAATCTGCTCTATAAGCAACGGGATGCTGAGGTCGATGCCGCTGATACCTGGAAAGAAAATATAGATGCTATGACCGCAGAGACCGAAGCGGCGATGGACGCCTACCAGTTACGCCTGGATGCAGAATTGGCCTATGAGCAAGAAAGCGCTCGGATTCGTGCAGAGGCGGCGGCGGAAGAGATACGGCTCGCTGCAGAAGTAGCGGCGCACAAACAGCAAGTAGAACAGGCGGCGATGGATTTTATGGTCAATATCTGGAGTCAGATAGATTCCATCAACAGTGCCCGAGCAAGTCGGGAACTCGAACAAATGCGCAGGCAGCATGATTTAGAGCTGGAAGGCTTTGAAGGAACCGAAGAAGAGAAGAAAGCACTGGCCGAGGATTTCCGCAAGGAAGAAGCGAACCTAGAGTATAAGGCAGCCTTGCAATCCTGGAAGTTTCAACTTGTGGGAGCCGTGGCAGCTGCAGCTAGGGCTATCATCGAAAGCATGAAACTTGGCTTTCCCTGGGCCATTCCCATGGTGGCGATGGCCACTATACAAAGCGGTATACAAATAGCTGCGCTCAGCGCTGCCAAACCTGTTCCGGCCTATGCCGAGGGCGTGGATATGATTGTACCTCCGGGCTATCCCAATGACTCCTATCTATTCCGCGCTGAATCCGGGGAGCATCTACAAGTCACGCCTGGGGGGGAGGGCAGAGAATCTCCTCCTATCCATATAATTGTGCAGCTGGGCAGTCATGTTCTCTATGACGATATCAATCGGGCTTCCGATAATGGCCTGATCAGGATAAATCCAAAGAGTATCAAACGATGATTATAATTTGGGATAACGAACTAGATAAATATAACCTCATCGTGAGCTCCGAGCAGGGCAATTTCCCTGCTTCCGGCTTGCAGAACATCCACCTGGTCAATAGCTGGCGCTCGAACTCACTTTTAGACCAGTATATCAAAATCGATGCCGGGGTGGGAAACACGATAACGGCGGACTGTGCGGTGATCGCTGCGCATAATTTGACCTCCGGGGCAACAATCAAGATTCAGGGAAACGATACGGATGCCTGGGGAGGTCCTCCCACACTGAATGAAACCATCACCTATAATGCTGACATCATGACCAAACTTTTCACCTCTGCGGCCCTTCGTTTCTGGCGATTTTTCTTCGATGATCCGGCCAATACCGATGGTTATATCGAGGTAGGCAGACTTTCATTTGGACCTCGTTTACAGATGCCGCCGGTGGCAAGTGGATTCGATATTCCGAAAAAGACGACCTCGAACAGAAACATTTCAATTACCGGTCAATCTTATGGCGACGTGGGCTACAAATATCGTTCCCCTGGGTTCAGCTTTCCTTTTATCAGCGATTCGGAGAAGGCCGCAATCGAGGCGATGTGGGAGGAGGTCGACCGGATAAAACCCGTTTTTCTCCTTATCTGGGAGGACTCCCTTGATATTGTCGGACCTATCTACTGCCTGATCGATCAGGATGAATTGTCCTGGAAGCGGGATACGGATAATCGGACATGGATTCTGGAAATCAATTTCTTGGAGGTATTCTAAATGGCGGGGTCACAGGTAACGGTAGCTCTTACACAGATCGAAAAACAACGGAAAAGTTTTCAGGGAATCAGCCTGACGAATTTTGATAACAACGCCGAGCCCAAAATCGGAGCCGGGTCAGTCGTGGAAATAGGCGATGCTCTCTTTGAATTCCCCGGCGATGAATCAATTACCGGATGGGCAGGGATCGGCAATAGTCAGAACGTTTATATCAAACTCGTGGTTGCTGGTGTTGCGGTGACAGCCGAATTTACCATCGTGGCTCCTACCTGGAGTACCGCCAAGCAAGGATTCTACGACGGGCTGGACCGGTACATCGGCGGGCTCTATAAGGATGCAGGCGGACTCTACACGAAGAAATATGTTTTCGGAAAATGGTTCGAGAATAATCTGAATATTAAGATCCGCGCTGATGGATCAATTGAGACTTTAGGTAATTTAATCATACAGGGAACTGCAGAGGTCATAGGCGGCATACGATTTGCGAATTCGGGTATTTATTTCCTAACAAAAGCCATGGAAATTGGCGACTGGAATATGGATTTTACAGAATATTTATATGTTGCACATGGTTTAACTTATGCAAAAATACTTAGAGTATCAGCAACAATTCGAGATGATGGAGATAATACACGATGCCCTATAAATCGTTATGATTCTCCTGCAAGTGTTGGTTTTGGAGGAGTTAGTATTGGTGGGGCAAATGTTGCTTTGTATAGATACACGGGGGGTGGTTTTGATAATGTAAATTATGATTCTACTCCGTATAATCGAGGTTGGATTTTTATTGATTATGTGCCATAGAAGGAATTTGAGAGAATGTCCGATTTGCAGACGCTGATAAATAAACCCGTCTCGAAGAAAATCCTCCTCTGCGAACTGGATATAGGACAGATTCAGGATTTCTGGACAAACTTCCGGGCCGGCGCCTGGTATGTCAATTTCAACAAAGTCTATCCCGATATTGATTCTTCATTCCTTACCGGAGTCTCGGCTCAGGACATTACCCGGATCGGCTCAGTCAAAGCCGGTGGCCAATCGCTCTCTGCCGTGAGCTCCAAAGAGGCGGTTCAAGAAAATGATTCATCTTTCTTTTTCGATGATCTGTTCAAGGCGCTTTACGTTCA